TTCTATTGACCCAGTTAACTACGGAGCTTGTACTGGTACACCTGTTACAATATATGGAGATAGAGATTCTTTAACTAATTTCTGTGTGCCTTCTGCAACATTTTTCTCTAATCCTCAAGGTAGTTCATCGCCATCATTAAGTACAGGATGGTATGCCTTTGATGATGGAACAAATCACAACTTAAGATATATAGAAGCAAATGGTATTCCTGCCACAGGGTGTGTAACTGGTGGATGTACAGAAACTCCTGACCCTACACCATCACAACCAACTGCTGGATATGCAACAATACAAAAATGTCCTAATCAAACTAATGCAGGAATAGTATTTGACGTAGCTTTTGATGGGTTTACACGAGATGCTGGTCAAATTGTACAATTAACTGATTTTGCAGGAAATGGAACTTCAAGTGGTTGTTATGAAATAACACAAGTATATGTAACTTTATCTAATTGGGATTACACGCTTTCAAGTGATGAGTTTGTTAGATTACAGCCTTATGGTTCTTGTGAAGAATGTGTTGGAGATATACAAGTAGAAGAAGAAGTTATTGTTGACCCTAATAAATACTATGGAGCATACAGACAATGTAATAATGAATCTTCTCCTCTATTTTATGTTGTTTCAGACTCGGAAATATCTAACGTTACAAGACTAGGGTCAAACACAGAAACTTGTAGGCACCTTGTTTATGAGTTACATAACAATCAAGGAAATATTGCTGCATTTAGTGATAGTGCTTCCATTTATGAAGATTTATTTTTTACTGAATTTAATGATTGTACCACTTGTTTAGAAGGTGACACAATTACTCCTGACCCTCTTGCTTATTTTAGACAGTATAATAATTGTGATGGTAATGGTGGATTTATTATTGCAGGAAGCACAACTGATTTAGATGCTACTGGTCATTGGCCTTCTGTAGTAGAATTTGGAGATATATGTTATAATGATGGAGGAAACACATCAACTACTTCAAATAGAAATATAAATGATTTAGTAACATATCCAGATTGTGCTACTTGTGGTTATGTTCCGCCAGCACCTGAAGACCCTATTGGTTTTGAAACAAATGTAATTAGAATATCAAGTACAACATTTACATCAATAACAAATGCTTGTGCTGGACTAACAAGTAGTTTCCCTACAACTCTATATTATACTGGATTTCTTGGAGATGGAACACAATTATATTCTGATTCTGCATTAACAAGGGTTTATGCACCTGCATCTACTAATTTTTATTTATCAGAAGATTCTTACTATTTCAAAATAGGAACTGGTACAGGAGACCCTCGTGGAGAAATATATAACTTTGGCCAGTGTGGTGATATAATATAAGTTGTAATACTATATTATTTTTTTTAGTTATATACTTAAAGAAAAGATATGGCAGTATTAACAAGCTCTACATTAGATTTATATTGTTGGTCTGGAAGATGGAGTTCAGTGCCATCTCAACCTCAATACGTTATTAGAAAAACAAATCCTGACACAAATAACTTAATACGTTTTGAAATATCAGAATTAATACAAGATTACATTGATGTTGTATTTGATAATGATTATACAATTAGTGGTGGAGGTCTTTCTAATATAAAATCTACTTGTTGGTTTTATTATATAAAAAGAAATACATACAGTGATAGAGATGCACAGGAATTTTATGGGTATGGAATAGGAACAAAAGGTTATACTTACTTTGAAGATGGAATAAATTCTGTTCTATCAACATCAAGATTATTCTCTAACAATTATATTTATTTACCAGAAAACTCTAGTATTAATATACCTATATATGTTGGACCTGGTGGAGTTAAATTTATTAGATTCTTTAAAATAGATTCACTGGGAAATGAAACGGTAGCTCAAACACAAAGTTTTGATTTATTACTAGACACACCAACTTCTGAAGATTCAAACTCTTATATTAGATATGCTTCTTCTAACATTCAAGCTAGTAAAATAGAAATAGAATCAGTTAATACATCCTCTTCAACATATTCGGCTGCAACAGGAACAGCAATAGAGACAGTTTATCCTATTTATACTTGTGAACCTAAATACACTAACTATAAAGTGTCATTTATAAATAAATTTGGTGCAATACAAGACTTGTACTTTAACAAAAAAAGAACAGATAATTTAAATGTAAAAAGGGATGACTATAATACAAGCACAATATCTTCATCATCTTCAGGTGTAAGTTATAATACTTACGACGCAACCAACATAGTTCAAGATGTTGCTGCAACAAAATCTCTTACATTAAACACAGGATTCTTAAAAGAAGAGTATAATGAAATAATGAGACAGTTATTTCAGTCAGAAAATGTATGGGTTAGAGAAAACAATCAAACATTACCTATAAAAATTAAAGATAGTAGTTTTACTTATAAAACACATCTAAACGACAAACTTGTAAATTATACTGTTCAATTTGAATATGCTTTTGATGGTATTAACAACATTAGATAATGAACCAAAAAGTACAGTTATTTATAGAGAATCAAGAAGTTGATATATTTCAGGATAATTCAATTAATATTGTATCATCAATAAAAGATTATAGAGAACCTGATAAATTATTTACTGATTATTCTCAAAACTTTAATCTTCCTGCTACTACAAGAAACAATAAAATATTTAAACATTATTACGATTATGATATAGGAGATGGAGGTTTTGATGCAAGAAAGTCAAAAGAAGCAAGAATAGAAATAAACGATAGACCATTTAGAGAAGGATATATAGTTCTTGAAAGTGTAGATTTAAAATACAATAAGCCTTCAACATATAAGGTTACTTTCTTTGGTGGATTAAGATTATTAAAAGAGTTATTCCAGGATTTAAAACTATCTGATTTAACATGGCTAGATAATTTTAATATAACAAATCAAGGTTACGATGCTTCAAAAACAGATACTTTTTATAATTATTTAACTACATCTAAAGATGTAACAATAGATTCTACAACATATACACAACCAGTTGTAGTTCCTTTAATATCTAACAAAGATAGATTGTATTATAACTCTAATACTGCTTATTATGGAGTTTTAGAAGATGGTAATTTATATTATGATTCTAATGACTACCCATTAAATAGCAAAAAGAATGGAGTAAACTGGCAGAACTTAAAACCAGGTATTAGAATAGACAATATAATAAGAGCTGTAGAAAAACTAATTAATGCTAATACAGAAACTCCAAGTATAGAGTTTTCTAATGATTTCTTTAATTCATCTAATTTAGATTATTACAATCTTTATATGTGGCTTAATAAAGATGTAGATGAGGAAAAAGATATAATTACACAAAGAAAAATAATAGATGTATTTAATAACGGTGTAAGTAGAATATACAGGACTTATGGAGGTGGGACCATTCAAGAACAAGTTATGTCTATTGTATCTACTGATGATGAAGGAAATACTAGTGGACAAACCTCTGATAGGTTTATATTATCTGGAGTTCAAGATGAAAGTGTAGATAGTGTAGAATGTAGAGTAAGTTTAATTAGTTCAAATACTACTGACAAGTTTGATTTACAATTAATGAAAGATGGTGTAGTTATAAGCACAATAAATCAAGAGGTTCAAACAGGTGGTAATTCTTATTTAAGTTTTTATCTAGAGCAAGATGGTAAATATCAATTTAGACTACAAACAAAGTCAGATGTAAATATAAATTTTGATAGTGGTTTTAAAGTTCAGTTTGTTATAAGAGCTGTAAGTGATAGAGATAGCTTTAACGATGTAACAATATTTGGTGGAGCATTAAACATATTAGCTAATGTAGGTGAATTTTCTATGACAGAAAATATGCCTGATATGACAATTTTAGAGTTTCTATCAGGAATATTTAAAATGTTTAATTTAGTGTGTTATGTACAAAGTGATATAAATGCTACTTATGCAAATTATTCTGCAAACATCACAAACGTCAAAACAATTAGAGTAATGACATTTGATGCTTATTACGCATCTTCTAATGCAGAGCTTGACATAACAGACAAAATAGACATTTCATCAGCATCAGTTCATAGACAAGTTCCTTATACTAAAATAGAATTTAAGTATGAAGATACTCAAGCTGTTCTTGCAGAACAACATCTATCTGAACTTGGTCAAGAATGGGGTGGAGAAAAATGGGAGATAACAGAGTCAAGAGCTGAAAAGAAATATGAAATTATCCCTCCTTTTGCACACATGAAGTTTGAAAGATTGTATGATGAGAATGGAGATACTTTATCAGGGGTTCAGGTTGGTTATAGTATAAAAAGAAGTAGTACAAGTAAAGGAGAATATAAAGATGAGAAGTATAATCCACATTATGGAAAGCCTGTTTTATTCTATCCATATTTAGCACAAAACTCAACAACCATACCTTATCTATATAAAACAAACGTCAATACTTATGAAGCTGAACCTATAGATGATTATTTCATTCCACTAAATTCAGTAGATATAAATGTATCTCAATCTAAACACTTTGGAGAAGAAGTAGATGAATATAGAGCTTTTGATGCAGAGAATCAAAGTAATGTAAATAATTTATTTAATATATATTATAAAAACTATATAACACACTTATTTGACCAAAGGTCTAGGATAACAAAATTAAAAGCAAATTTAACTAATGCTTTCCTGTCTAAATATTCTTTAGCTGATAAAATAAGAGTATCAGGTAAAACTTATAGTATAAATAAAATAAATGTAAACTTAATAAACGGTAAAGCTGATTTAGAATTACAAAGATATTATTCTATTAAATCATTTGCTTGTTTAAGTGATAATATAGAAGTAGATGTAGAGTTGACATCAGCTGGTAATTTATATGTATTTGATAATAAATTTGGTGCATATCAAATGGGTGAAGGTGTTTATGTATTTAATGATGTACCTTCAGGTCATCCTATAGCATTCTACAACTTTGGTAAAACAAATGAATTATCTTATACAGGAACAGTTAATGGAGGAACTAAAACAGGACAAGATGGTAATACTTATACATATTATTCTGGTGATGTAACAGTAACAGTTAATGGTGACTTTGGAACTACTAGCTACGAATGTTATAATCACGGATATATGGGCGGTGAAAGTAATTTAACTTTTAATGCAGATTGTGAAGTAGATACTACACCTACTCCACCTCCTGTAACTGGAGATTTAAGAGTAGATGCAACGGACATTACTGTAGATAATGCAATTATAACATCAGACCAAACTAATAGACAATGATTAAATTAATAATAGAACTATTAAAGACAGATAACTTTTATGGAGTTAATCCTTATATAGACATTGCTAAAGGATGGTATAAAGCACCAGAAAATTGGAAAGAATTAAAACATCATGTAATTAGAAGATATTATGGAAGGTAAAGAAATAATAATTAATATAAAACTTACTGGAGACGGAGCTGTAGATGTTAAAAAGTTAAAACAAGCTCTTTCTGAATTTACTAAAGAGACAGAGAAGAATATAAATGTCAGGAAGAAAACTACCCAAGCAATAAAAGGAACAGAGAAGGCTTATCTAAATGAAATAAAAAGAATAAAACAAGAAAGAGCTGAAACTGCAAAAACATCAAAACAATATAATTCTTATACAAAACAATTAATAGTTGTTGAGAATCAATTAAGAGAGTTAACAGAAGCAAGAAGAACTGATATTCAAGTTAATGCCGCTCAAATTAGTAATCAAGGATTAGCGTCTGCTTCGTTAACTGAATTTGGTAGGTTAATTTCAGATGCTCCTTTTGGAATTATAGGTATGACTAACAACATATCTCAACTTGGTTCACAATTAGGAACTTTATCAAGAAAAACAGGAAGTGCAAAAGCTTCTTTTGATTTACTTATAACTCAACTTAAATCTGGTGGAGCTTTAATTTTAGGTTTTCAGATACTTATTTCTTTAATAACCTTGTATAGAGATGAAATAACAGATTTTATAAAAGGTACGAACACAGCTGCTGCTAAATTAAAAGAGTTAAGAAAAGAAATAGAAGAAGCAAATAAAAGTTTTGATGCTGAAGGAGCCAAGCTTATGATTCTTAATAATATTATAAATGATAATAGTGCTAGTAGAGAGGCACAAATAGCTGCTGCAAATGAGTTGGCAAGTGTTTTACCAGACTTAACACTTAAAGAAATTCAAAATAAAAATGCGGTTGAGGATAACACGTTAGCTATTGAGGATTATATAACACAACAAAAAGCAAGAGCAGAAATGGATGCTATTTTAGATGCTAATGCAGATATATTTGCTAAAAAAGCCAAGATAAGAGCAATAGAATCCATGGAAGAAGGAGAAGAAAAAGAAGCTGCTTTAATAAAGTTTATAAAAGCTAATGATTCTTTTCTATTAAGAATGGAAGCTGGTATGCGTTCTTCGATTCAGTCTGGTGGATTAGGAAGACTACCAGGTGTAGCAAAAGCAAGAGGTTTCTTTTCTGCAGTTATAGGTTCAAATGATTCAGAAAGAAAACAAATATTGAATGAAATAACAAAAGATGTTGATAAAACTGCATCAGAAATAACAACTATTCTAACTGATTTACAAAAACAAATTACACAATCTGCTGGTTCTGGAGACGGAGACGGAAATGGTGCAGATGTTATTGAAGGAAGTATAAAAGCTTTACAAAACCAAATATCAGCATTAAAAAAATTAAGAGATGAAACATCTACTACTGGGGATGAATATACTGAATTTACATTAAAAATAGAAAAGCTTCAAGATGAGCTAAAAGAACTTCAAGGTATAATGGATAGACCGCAAGTTGAATCTGTAAGTGCTTTTATAGCTGCTGAAGACACAAAATTAACAAAGTTCCTAGAAACCGAACTTGCAAAAAGAGAATCTGCTGAAGTAACAAGTGAAATATTAGCTCAAGGTGAACAAGATAGATTATTAGCTCAAGAAAAATTAGCTGATATGATAGTTAAACAAGCTAGTAAATTTGGACAAATACAATCACAAGCTTTTGATGCACAAGTTAAAAGATTAGATACCGAAAGAGATATTATATTAAACAACGACAATCTTACATCTCAAGAGAAGGATAGACTATTGAAAGAAAATGATAAGCAGTCAAGAAAAATAAGAATTCAGCAAATAAAGTTTGAAAGAGATATGCACATGATAGAAATGTCTATGGAGCTAACTAAATTTGCTTTACAAGGAAAGACGTTGTTGGCTGGAATTGCAGGTGATGCTGCTAAAAATACAGCTGATGCAACTGGCTCTATTGGTAAGTTTTTAAGTCAATTAGGCCCTATAGCTGGTCCTGTAGCTTATGCTGCAATGATAGGTGGTGTTATAGCACAAATAGTGACTGCAAGAAGAAAAGCAGAACAGCAAATAAAAGCATTATCAGGTCCTTTAGCTGGTGTAAGTTCAGGTGGTGGAGGTTCTTCTACTAGTGTACAAGCTCCTGCATTCAACGTAGTAGGTGCAACACAAACAAGTCAATTAGCTCAAACAATTGCTGGTTCAGAAGATAAACCATTAAGAGCTTATGTAGTAGCATCTGATGTATCAACAGCACAAGAACTTGAACGTAGTACGATAGAAGGTGCATCAATAGGATAATAAAACAAAATAGACCTAGTAGGGTTATTTAATTATGGAAAAGATAATAGAACTTATTATAGACGAAGAAAATGAGATTAGTGGTATTGAAGCTATCTCTGTCGTTGAAAATCCAGCAATAGAAGAAGACTTTATTGCACTAAAAGAACATAAAGATATTAAACTTGCAGAAGTAGATGCAGAACAAAGGATTCTTATGGGTCCTGCACTTATACCTAACAAGAAGATATTTAGAAAAGGAGAAGAAGATGATTACTACATATACTTCTCTGAAGATACAGTTAGAAAAGCATCTGAATTATTCTTTATAAAAAGTAAACATCAGAACTCTACATTTGAACATTCATTTGAATTATCTGATATGTCAGTTGTAGAATCTTGGTTAATAGAAGACCCTAAAAATGATAAAGCATCAGCTTATGGTTTTGACCTACCAAAAGGAACTTGGATGGTATCAATGAAAGTATTAAATGATGATGTGTGGAAAGCAGTAAAAGAAGGAGAAGTAAAAGGATTTTCTATAGAAGGATATTTTGCTGATGGACTTGAAAGACCAAAAGAAAGCGTAGAAGAAAATGCTTGTGATGATTGTTTAAATGAATTGAACGCAGAATATGAACTAGCAGAAGTATTAGCGTCTTTAACTGAAGACGTAGAATTAGAATCTTATGGTGGTTATCCACAGTCTGCAAAGAACAATGCAAAAAGAGGTATTGCTTTAAACGAAAAAGTAAACAATAAATGTGCAACTCAAGTTGGTAAAGTTAGAGCTAGACAGCTTGAGAGAGGAGAGAAATTTACACTCTCTACATTAAAAAGAATATATTCTTATTTATCAAGAGCAGCTGCTTATTATGAGCCAGGTAACAATGAAGCTTGTGGTACTATTTCATATTTATTATGGGGTGGTAAATCAATGCTTAACTGGACAACATCTAAACTAAAAGGACTTGATGCTATAGAAGCATCTTCAACAATTATAGATGGAAGAGCTGCCTATTCAACACAGGAAGAAGCAGAAAAAGCTGCTGAAGATATAGGTTGTTCAGGGTATCATACACACGAGTACGAAGGAGATGTGTGGTATATGCCTTGTGAGGAACACAATCTAAAAGCTCCTTGTCAAGATGGATATGAGCAAATAGGAATGAAAGATAAAGATGGTAGAAAGGTTCCTAATTGTGTTCCAATAAAATGATGAAAAGAAGAAAAAATGCAACATTAAGTTATTCTTCTCCAAGAAGTTCATCAAGAGCTTGTTTGTGTCCTGATGGTAGAACATATTCAATAAAGTGCTGTGATGGAACATTAGAAGCACAAGGAATAGGAAGCACGCATAAGACAAGTAATTATTTATTACAAGAAAATAGAGATTTAATATTACAAGAAGACAACAGTAAAATAAAATTATAATGGCAGATAAAAAAATATCCGAATTAAGTTTAGTAGCAGCATCAGATTTAGATGGTTCAGAAGTAATAGCTATTGTTCATTCATCAGAAACTAAAAAAACTACAATATCTAATTTAGAGAATCTAATAGTTACACATTTAGTATCAACTGACATTACGGTTATATCTGGAGGTAGTGATATAGATTTAAATGATTCTGCTTATGACAATGCAGAGATGATTAAATTAAGCTGGTCAGGTGGAAGTGATACAGTAGAGATAACTTTACCAGACGCAACAGCAACAAAAAACTTAAATAGACAAATAAGACTAATAACAGACAGTTCATATACAACAAATACACACGCAGATTTAACACCAAGAAGTGGACAAACATTAGATGGTGAATCTACTCATTATAGAATTAATAAAGCGTATGAAGGTATAACGGTATGGTGTGATGGTACTGAATGGTTTATAATCCAAGCTAAAGCATCTTAAAAATACAACAAAGTATTTAAAATCAGTAATAACTATAAATAAGAATCTTATGAAAGCAAGTGAAATTGTAACTAAAATCAAAGATGTTCTTTTATCAACTAATACAGAGGAAGAAGTAACTACTCCTGAAGTTGAATTAAAAGAAGAAGCTCCTAAAGCTAAAAAGAAAGAAGCTAAAAAGGAGATTAAAGAAGAGGTTCCTGCTGAAAATGTAACTAAAGTAACATATTCTGCTGAAGAGCCTACTGACGAACTACAAGAGGAAAACTACGAGGAGAATCCAGTAGAAGAAGCTCCTGCTGTAGAGTACGCTACTAAAGACGAAGTGTCAGAACTTAAGTCTATGGTAGAGAAATTAAGAGGTATGATTGAAGCTAAAGAAGAAGCTAAAGAAGAAGTTCCACAAGAATTATCTGCTGATGAGCCTGCTGAAGCAATTAATCATTCACCAGAAAACGAAGTAAGTGAAAAGGTTGGTGTTAGGTTTTCACCTAATGCAAACAAAAACACTACTTACAATAGAGTATTAAACGCAATAACTAATAATTAAATTAATTTAAAATGGCAAATAGTTTAAACACACCAATAACTACTACTTACGCTGGTGAATTTGCAGGAAAATATATTTCTGCAGCACTATTAAGTGGTAAAACTTTAGCAGAGGGGAATATTACAGTAGTACCTAATGTTAAATATAAGCAGGTAATGAAAAAAGCTGTTTCAGGAGACCTAGTAAAAGACGCAACTTGTGACTTTTCAGGTGAAGCAGATGTATTGACATTATCAGAAAGAATTTTAACACCTGAAGAGTTTCAAGTAAACCTTGAGTTGTGTAAAAAAGACTTTAGAAGTGACTGGGAAGCAGCTCAAATGGGATATTCTGCATTTGACAACTTGCCACCTTCTTTCTCTGACTTTTTAATTGCTCACGTAGCAGATAAAGTAGCTCAAAGAATGGAAACTAACATCTGGACAGGTACTAACGCAACATCAGGTCAATTTGATGGATTCATCACTACTTTAGGTGCTGATGGTGACGTTAATGACGTAACAGGTACTGCTTCAACTGCAGCTAACATTATTACAGAGCTTGGTAAAATTGCTGATGCAATTCCAAGTGCTGTATATGGTTCAGAAGATATGACTATCTACTTACCTTCTAATATGTATAGAAACTACGTTAGAGCATTAGGTGGATTTGGTTCTGCTGGATTAGGTGCTGCTGGTACTGACAACAAAGGTACACAATGGTACAACATGGGTTCTGGTCTTCAGTTTGATGGTATTCAAATTGCACACGCACCAGGATTATCAAGTAATGACGCTGTAGCAGCTGAAAAATCAAACTTATTCTTTGGAACAGGTCTATTATCTGACCAAAACGAAGTAAAAGTAATTGATATGGCTGACCTAGACGGTTCTCAAAATGTGAGAGTTGTTATGAGATTTACTGCTGGTATTCAGCATGGAATTGGTGGTGATATCGTATTATACGCTACTGCATAATAAATAAATGTTCAACTTAAAAAAGGGTAGGTAAGCCTTGAGCCTGCCGCCCTTTTTTTATATAAAAAATAAAAATTATGGCTTGTGATTTATCATTAGGAAGAAAAGAACCTTGTAAAGATGTCGTTGGTGGAATAAAAGCAGTTTATTTCACTGATTTTGGAGACTTTGGAACTGTAACATTAACAGATGACGAGATTACTGATATGTCAGGTACTTTTACAGCATTTAAATATGAAGTAAAAGGTAACTCATCATTAGAACAAACTGTTAACGCTTCAAGAGAAAACGGAACTGTTTTTTATGAGCAAACATTAAATTTAACTCTTAAGAAGTTATCTAAAGAAGATAATAAAGAATTAAAGTTGTTAGCTTATGGAAGACCTCACGTTGCTGTTGAAGACTATAACGGAAATGTAATGGTTATGGGACTTGAACACGGTGCAGATGTATCAGGAGGTACAATTGTAACTGGTGCTGCAATGGGAGACTTAAGTGGATATACATTAACATTAACTGGTATGGAAACAAAACCAGCTAATTTTGTAGATTCACCTACATCTGCTGACCCATACGCAGGTATGTCAAGTGCAACTGTAACTGTAACTGTAGGTACTAACTCTTAAACATAGAGCGTTCTTAAACATAGAAAGGGGACTTTAATAGTCCTCTTTTTTTTTGAACAATATTAAGCTTTATAGGTTATATAAGTATGATAAGATTATCACCAACAACATCATCTCAAACAATTAGTATAATACCAAGAGTTTATACAGTTGCAAGTGACTTATCTATGGTTATCGTAGAAGATGGTACAAGGAAAACACAAACAATAACAGACATTACTTCAAGTCTTTCATCTAATGGTAATTTCTTGCAGATGTCTATTGAATTTAGTATTTTAACAGCTGAAAACAGTTATTCGTTTGAACTTAAACAGGGCAACACTTTATTATATAGAGGAAAAGCATATTGTACTTCACAGACTGATAATACAACAGACCACACATTAAACAGTAATAAATATAATCAGTATGTTGGAACTGACACGGATGACCAAAAATACATAATAATATGAGCAAAGTAAAAGTAATAAACCTATCAGGTTACGAAGTACCAAGTATAAAAGAATCTACTAGATATGACTGGGTAGAATATGGTGACAGCAATAATTATTTTGGTGAACTAATAGACAGATATACAGGTAGTCCAACTAACTCAAGATGTGTTAATGGAATATCTGATTTAATTTATGGTAGAGGATTAAATGCAACAGATTCAGAAGAGAATCCTGTTCAGTTTGGACAAATGCAACAGATATTAAAAGATGCAGATGTAAGAAGGATTGTTAGTGATTTAAAATTGCTAGGTCAAGCATCTATACAAGTTGTATATAACAAAAGAAAAACTAAAATAATGTCTCTTAAGCATTTCCCAACAGAAACATTAAGAGCAGAAAAAGCAAAGAATGGTAAAATAGAAGCATATTATTATCATCCTAAATGGAATGAAATAAAGCCATCTGATAAACCTAAAAGAATACCAGCATTTAAGTTTGGTAAAAAAAGTGAAACAGTAGAATTATATTGTGTAAAACCATATAAAGCTGGTTTTTATTATTACTCTCCTGTAGATTATCAAGGATGTTTACAGTATTGTAATTTAGAGGAAGAAGTATCTAATTATCATATTAATAATATACAGAATGGACTTCAGCCTTCTTTACTATTAAACTTTAACAATGGTATTCCAGGTGATGAAGCACAACAAATAATAGAATCAAAAATATATGAGAAATTTAGTGGTTCTTCTAATGCTGGTAAATTCATTTTATGTTTTAATGAAGATAGTGAAGCTCAAGCTACAGTAGAACCTATTCATCTACCAGATGCTCACGCACAATATGACTTTTTAGCTAAAGAATCAAGAGAGAAGATAATGATTGGTCACGGTGTTGTATCTCCAATATTACTTGGTATTAAAGATAATACTGGTTTTGGTAATAATGCAGAAGAATTAAGAACAGCAAGTGTTTTAATGGATAACATTGTTATTAGACCATTTCAAACATTATTAATTAATGCCTTTAATGAACTTTTATCGTTCAACGGAATAGGTTTAAATCTTTACTTTGTTACTCTACAACCAATTGAGTTCACAGAGCTTGATAATATTGAAACAAAGATTAAAAGAGAAGAAGAGACTGGTGAAAAGTTATCAAGTCAAGAAAAAGAAGACTTTACTGATGAAGAAGGTGATGACATTTTATCACAATTAGAGTCTTTAGGGGAAAAGATTGATGAAAATGACTGGGAACTTGTTCATACAGAGAAAGTAGAAGATACAGAAGCAGAATTTGACTTTACTAAACTTGCAGATGTAAAAAAAGATGATGCTAAACCTAATAAGAAGTCTTCACAAGACAATTCAACATATAAGGTTCGTTATTCTTATGGTCCTGTAAGAAATTCTGCTAACAGTAGAAGATTTTGTATGAAAATGGAAACATTAACATCACAAAACCTTGTATTTAGAAAAGAAGATATAAATACGATGTCTTTTAGAGGTGTAAATAAAGAATTAGGTCATAAAGGACAGAACTATTCATTATTTAAGTATAAAGGTGGTGTAAATTGTCATCATTATTGGGAAATGAAGGTCTATAAGAAGAAGGTTTCAGACAATAACCTTGTTAGTGAGTCAGAAGCAATAAAAGATGGCTTAAAAGAGCCTAAAAACCCTTCAGAGGTATCAGTTGCACCTAAAAATATGCCTAATAACGGACATCATCCAAACTATAAGAAATGAAAGCATTATTTATAACATTAGAAGAGTTAAAGAGAAAATCCATCATTGATGGTAATGTAGATACTGATAAGCTAGTACAGTTTGTTGAAGTAGCACAAGATACAGTTATACAAAACTATCTTGGAACAAGATTATATACTACACTACAAACACAAGTAATAAACAGCAGTTTGTCTAGCGATAATGAAACATTAATAAACACATACATTAAACCAATGCTTATTTGGTACACACAAGCAACATATTTACCTTATGCTGCTTATCAAATCAGTAATGGTGGAATTTACAAGCATAATTCAGAAAATGCTAGTTCTGTTACAGAAAGTGAGATAACTAAATTAACTAGACACGCAACAGAAACAGCAGACTTTTATGCAAAGAGATTTATGGATTACATGGATGATAATTTAGACCTTTATCCTGATTATATTGGTAGTCAAGATGGTGGTATGTATCCAGAAAGAGACGTTAATTTTACAGGATGGGTTCTATAAAGAATAACAAGTCAACATATAAACCTAAAAAAGAAAACGAAATTAAATTAAGTAGTTATTTAAAAAAGATTAAAAATGTCGTTTGGAAACGTTTACAATGACAGTTGGTGGGGAAACGATAGTGAATCTAATAATTGGGGAATAATTTATCCAGTATAAGAAAATGGGATTTGGTTCAGTATATAGTGTAAGTTGGTTTGGGAACGTTAATGAAGCGAATGGATGGGGTATAATATATCCTTTTGATGCAGATGGTTCTTATTTAACAGTAGATACGACATTATTTAGTGCAGATAGCACAACTTTAACAGCAGACGCAACAGTATATTAAAATAAAATAAAATGGCAAAACAAACAATAAATATAGGTACTTCAGCGAATGATGGGACAGGTGACCCATTAAGAAGTGCTATGGATAAGACAAATGATAACTTTACAGAGTTATATAATGGTGCTGGTGGTGTTGCTGATGGAGCAGTTACTACAGCAAAATTAGCAGCAGATGCTGTAGATTCAGATAAAATAGCTGATGGAGCTATTGATTCAGTTCACATAGCAGATGACCAAATTACTTATGCTAAATTAGCAGATGAGTTTACAGAAATACAAGCATTGACTGGAACTACAATAGATTGGGATGAAGCTACGGTTTTTACTAAAACAGTAACTGCAACAGAAAGTTTTTCTTTTTCTAATGCAAAAACAGGGATGGTTATTGATTTAGTTTTAACTGGTGGAGCAGGAGTAACTTTACCAACAAGTGTAAAAGAAATAACAGGTACTTATGATGGAACAGTATCAAATTTAATTCAAATAGTAAGTACTAACGGCAACACTGAACAGTGGGCAACAATTAGTCAAGAAGCAACAAGTTAATTATGAAAGCAGTAAACAACAACGGAATTATCACAACGTACCCAGATGTACCAAACAAATTTAGGTCTTCAACAGGTTATCACCTAAACGCAAGAAGTATGACAGCAGACGAACTTCGCAATGCTGGACTATTTGATGTAATCATAGACGAAAGTTATGACTCAAGAATACATACACTTGGTGAGATATATTGGGACACACAAGCAACAGCATTTAGAAAAGATGCTGAAGATATAACTTGGAGTGAAACATTAGCAGAATTAAAAGAACAAGCAATCAATAACTTTAAAGCACAAATAGGAAACGAACTTGCAAAGACAGACTGGTATATAATTAGAGAAGCAGATAATGGAGCAGATGTACCAGCAGATGTTGTAGATGCAAGAGTAGCTTTAAGAGAATTATCAGAGACAGTTGAATCAGAAATCAGTGCATTAACGACTAAAAAGAAAGTTAAGACATACGATTTCCCTAATATAGATTAAATATGGCTGTAAATAAGAGATTATTACAGGGAGCTACAGGCGGTGGTGCATTAACTCCAAGTGAAAACTTTAAGGTAGTTACTTATACAGGTAATGGCGGAACTCAAGCTATAACAGGAGTAGGTTTCCAACCTGATATGATTTGGATTAAAGAAAGAAGTGCTGCAGATTCTCATAGATTACTTGATTCAACAAGAGGTGTAAATTCAAGATTATTTCCTGATTTAACTAATGCAGCATCTGTTGTAAGTGGTACATTAAATTCTTTTGATAGTGATGGTTTTACATTAGGTTCAGCACCTGAAGTAAATCAAAATGGTGAAACCTATGTAGCTTGGTGTTGGAAATCAGGAGGAGGAACTACAAGCAGTAATACTGATGGTAATATTACATCAACAGTACAAGCAAATACTGCTGCAGGATTTTCAATAGTTAAATATGATGGTGGGGATATAAGTTCAAGTACAAGTACTGTAGGTCACGGATTAGATTCTGCACCTGAATTAATAATAGTAAAAACTTATGAAACAGGTTTGACTGCAAGTGAATGGTTTGTTTATTCGCAAGAAGTGGGAAACACTAAAGAAGGAAATTTAAATCAAAATGCAGCATTTGGTACTGATACAGATAGATGGAATAGTACATCACCAACAAGTTCTGTGTTTACTTTAGGAAGTAGTTGGAGTGATTATCCTGCTTATTATGCAGGTGATACAATAGCTTATTGTTTTCATTCAGTTGAGGGCTATTCAAAATTTGGTGGATACACAGGTAATGGTTCTGCAAATGGACCGATTGTAGAAACAGGATTTGAACCTGCGTTTTTGATGATTAAGAATACAAGTGACACAGGGGATTGGGTAATATTTGATAACAAAAGAAACTTAACTAATCCAAGAAACAATAGGTTGATGGCAAATTTAGATTCTGCTGAATCAACAGGTAGTACAACAAGAGTTATTGATTTTTTGTCAAATGGATTTACAATAAAAAGCACTCATCAAGATATAAATGCTAATAATGATACATATATCTATATGGCATTTGCTGCAGACCCTGACACAGAAGCACCAACACTTGCAAGTAGTTTTAATATAGAAACTTATACTGGTACAGGTGCAGCAAGAAGTATTTCAGGTCTTGGATTTGGACCTGGACTTGTTTGGACAAAAGATAGAGGTAATGCTGAACAACATCAATTACACGATATAGTAAGAGGTGCAACAAAAGCAATAGCTTCAAACCTTTCTAATGCCGAAGCAACAAGAGCAGATGGTTTAACTTCTTTTGATAGTGATGGGTTTAGTTTAGGTTCAGATGGTGCAGGTATAATTAATGATTCATCAAGAGGACCTTATGTTGCTTGGACTTGGAAAGCCGACGATAACGAACCGACTGCTTTCTTTAATAGCTCTGTAACAGGAGTATATAAATTTGAAGATAATGTTAATGATGTAGCAGGGAATAACAATGGTGCTAATGGAGTTGATATAGCTTATACTTCAAGTGGTAAATTTAATAAAGCAGTAATTAGTAATGGAACAAATACTTCATTATCTCTTTCTCAAACACCACCAATGACAACTGCTTGGACTTTTTCTTTTTGGTTTTATGCAACTGAATCAGATTCTAATATTCGTATAATATTACAAACAGGAACAGGTTTTGCAATAGGATTAGAACTAAGCAAAATATTTATATTTACTGGTGGTTCAAATAGAGGTAGTGGAACATCTATTAGCTTAAATACTTGGTATCATTATGCTGCAACTTATGATGGAACAAGTGTAAAAACATACCTTAATGGTTCTTTAGCAGAAACAATAACAACACTTACAGGTATGTCAGCAGGTAATTTAAAATTATTTGACCCACCTTATGGAAGTTGGGCTCACTATACAGGAAGATTAGACCAATTAAGAGTATATAGTACAGGTTTATCATCAACTCAAATTACTGCTTTATATAACGAATCAGCTTCAGATAATGACACAGTTGAATTTCCTGATGGATTACCAAATGGTCCAATTGCTTCAATAGTAAGTGCAAATGCTAATGCAGGATTTAGTATTGTTGATTGGCAACAAATACCTGCAACAGGAACTACAGTTCCACACGGATTATCAGCAGCACCAAATATGATTATTACTAAAGCACAAAATGATACTGATAATTGGTATGTTTATCATTCTGCACTAGGTACAGGTAAATTTATGTATCTTAATTTAACAAATGCACAAGTAAGTAATGCAGGAGGATATTCAGCAGTTGGTGCTTCAACATTTACATCAAACTTATCTAACAATTCAGGAATTAATATGATTAGTTACTGTTTCCACGATATTGCAGGGTATCAAAAGTTTGGAAGTTATACTGGAAGTGGAAGTGCAGGTAATGCTCAAAATGTAGGATTCCAACCTGATTTTCTTATGTTTAGAAGATATAATAATTCTGATAATTGGGTAATAGTTGATACAAGAAGAACTGAAGATAAATATCTATTAGCAGACACTACTGATACAGAACAAAGTTTAGATATATTAGATTTTACTTCTACTGGTTGGACATTTAAAGGAAGTAGTATGAATAGCAGTAGTGATAATTACATCTACTGGGCAATAGCTAAAAATGTACCAAGCAACACAACATTAGCGAATAGCTTTAAAGCAGTAACATATAATGGAAATGGTGGCACACAATCAATAACAGGGTTAGGTTTTAAACCTGATTTAGTTTGGATTAAACATAGAAACGAAGCAAATGACCACGTTGTTACAGACAGTATTAGAGGTAGAGGCCTTCTATATGCAAATGGTAATGACGAACAAAATCAAAATAGTCAATTAACATCTTTTGATAGTGACGGATTTAGTTTAGCATACAATACTGGACAAAATGTTAAGTTTAATAAATCAGGTGGTACTTATATAGCTTGGTGTTGGAAAGCAGGTAATACTTGGCAATCTAATATTGAAGGTTCAATACCAAGTATAACAAACACAAATACTGCAAATGGTTTCAGTATCGTTAAATACACTGGAACTGGTGCAAATACAACAGTAGGGCATAATTTAGGGGCTGCACCTGAAATGGTTATAGTAAAAAACCTTTCTAATTCTCATAGTGGAAGTGCTCATTGGGCAATTTATCACACAAATTTAGGTGCAACAAAAGTTGTTTATTTAAATAGAACAAATGCAGCAGGAACATCAAGTGCTTTTTGGAATGATACCGCACCGTCATCAACAGTATTCAGTATAGGTACTGATAATGATGTAAATGTATCTGGAGAAGAATTTATTGCCTACTGTTTTAATTCAGTATCTGGATATAGCAAGATTGGAAGTTATACAGGAAATGGAAGTACACAAAGTATTACAGGATTAGGTTTTCAACCTGACTTTGTTATGATTAAGGGGGTTTCATCAGGAGGTGCAGGTGATTGGTATATTTTTGATTCAGAAAGAAATGCACAAAATTACTTAAGAGCAAATCTAAGCAATGCGGAAAGTACAGGAGCTTCATCTACATTAACATCATTTGATAGTGATGGATTCAGTTTAGGTAATGATGGATTCTTAAATGGAAATACTTACACTTATATATATATGGCAATTAAAATGAATTAAAATGGAAGGGTTCAAACCAACAATAATAGGAATAGGAGTTTATGTAGTAAGTATGTCACAAATAAATGAAGCACTACAAGCACTCTTAATAATAGCAACGTTGGTTTATACAGTCATAAAGACAATACAACTTTTAGATAAATACGATAAAAAATAAATTATGGTAAGAATATTTGAGTGGTTAGCACAACAATTTAGAAACTTTAATAGCTGGTTTGTAACAAACTGGAATAACATCATTAAGAAACTACTATTTAAAAACGGACTATAATTAAACATAGTATGTTAAAAGCATTACTTAAAATATTAGGAGTCGGTAAAAAAGAAGATATTAGTGGTTTAGGGTTAGAAATAAGAGAGCTACTAAAAGGTAAAGAGATAGACCCACAAAAGTTAATTGAATTACAATCAGAGATAAATAAAGTAGAAGCTCAACATAGAACGATATTTGTTGCTGGTTGGAGACCTTTTATTGGTTGGGTATGTGGAGTAGCATTAGCCTACAACTTTGTATTAAGAGATTTATTGATATGGTTTGTGGGACCTGAACAAGTACCTCCAGCTCTTCAAATGGAGCATCTTATGACTGTTTTAATTGGTATGTTAGGGTTAGGTGGTATGCGTACCTTTGAGAAATTTAAAGATAAAAGTAATTAATATGTGTAACTGCGAAATCTGCATTTGTAAATAATGCCAAAGAAAGCTAAAGTATCTATATATATTCCTCCTAAAAAGAAGAAGAGACCAGGAGTGCATTCTAAAAACGCATCTAAAGGTCAAACAGGTTATAAAAAGAAATATAGAGGACAAGGTAAGAATAGATAAATTAAAAGAAAAGAAAGAAAAAGGACAAAAAGAAAGAAAAGAAAAAGTCCCCCTAGAAAAACAAAATTCTAGCTATCTGTTCCAACAATATTCCTATTGAAGTTTAGTAATTTTTAGCGTAGATTTACAGCTACGTTTTGCAAATATAAAAATTATTTCTAACTTTAGTACATGGAATTACGACATTTTACATTTGAAGAATTTGATTCACCTGATTCTCCAGGTAGTGGAGAGAAATATATGGACCGAGAATTTCTTGATTGTTTAGACGAAGCAAGAGATATAGCAGGAGTTCAATTCAAAATAAATTCAGGTTATAGAACACCAGCACAAAACAGAAAAGTAGGTGGTGTTTCTACTAGCAGCCATTTAATTGGTAGAGCTGCAGACATTCACTGTACACATACAGGGAAAAGATTAAAGATTATTGAAGCACTGTCAATGGTAGGTTTTCAAAGGTTTGGCATTGGTAAAACATTTATTCATGTAGATAATGATGACCAAAAAAAACCAGCTATTTGGTTGTATTCATAATTTTTTTATATATTTACATTATGAATTTATCAGAAAAGTTACTTAAAATAACTACAGAGCTTAAAGCTCCAAAGAACCAAAGAAATAATTTTGGTAATTATAATTACAGAAGTGCTGAAGATTGTCTTGAAGCACTGAAGCCACATCTAAAGAAATACAAATGTATTTTAAAGATGCACGATGAATTAAAAATCGTAGGAGAACATCCTTATATTGAAGCAACTGCAAAGTTGATAGATTGTGAGGAAGTTAATATGCAGATAGAATCATCTGCTCAAGCAATAATTGACTTTAATGCAAAAGGTATGCAACATCCTCAAAGAACAGGAGCTGCATCTTCTTATGCTAAAAAGTATGCTATTGGTAATTTGTTTTTATTAGATGATACAAAAGATTCTGATGCAACAAATACAAATACTAAAAAACCTATCTTAAAATCTGAAAGCATAGCTTTTCTTAAAGCATCAGAGTTTATAAAAGATGGTGG